CAGGCTGAGGAGAGGTGGCAGTGCCAGTCACCGATTCGGCAGCGACACCGACCACAATCTTCTGCACGGGGGCAGAGTTGAAGTCAGCGGTGATGACGGTAGCAGCCGTGAGACCACCAGTTGCATCGGTTGCCATCTTGGCGACGTCAACCGCAACGAGCTGGCCCTTCGTGATGGCCGTCTCGGTGTTGAAGGTCTCGAACTGTTGACGGTTGGAGGGAGAAAGACCGAACTGAGTTACTGCGCCGCTGACGCTGACGCCTGCAGTATCGAGGTACTGAAGTAGAGTTTGAGTTGCCATGATTAGAAGGCCTCGCCGTTGAAGAGTAATGCACAGGATGCAAGGTTGTCAGCAATAAGCTGGCCCTTCCAGTAGATCTGTGCCGAACGGGCTGTCGTGCCTGGAATGTACTCGAAGGGGCTGACCACAAGGTCGCCATCCGTGTGCATGACCATTTTGATGCCGTCGAAGTTGATGAAGTACATGGTAGCAGCGACGCCAGCACCGTTGACTGTCGCGTCAGGCATGAATACGTCCTGAACGACTGCGGCATTGCCGAAGGCGAGGGACATGTAACCTGCGTTGAGTTGCTTCTCGTCAATGTAACGCTCTTGAGTGAACAGTGCACGACGGTAATTGGCGTAACCGGCCTCGGAGGCGAGGATCAGTTTTACATCGCCCATAGGAGCACGTGCTGAAGTTTCAGCTGCGATCTGGTGCATTCCACGGATACCATTGGTACCGAAGGCTGCGCCTGCATCGAAGATGCGGTTGAAGAGACCGTTGCCGTCAGGAACGAGTGAACGAGCAAGTCCACCAACGGTGTTGGTTTGACCGGCTGCGGTAGGTGCGCCCTGCTCGAGGAAGCCCGTCGTGGTGAGGACACCATTCAGAGTTCCAAGGGAGGTGAGCACGGTGCTGTTGCCAGCGACGAGCTGCTTGTTGATCTCCCTGCGGAGAAGCCCCATCACGTTGCGCATACGAGCTTCAACAATCTTTACGATTGCCTTCTCGCCGCTGTTCTCAAGCTCTTCTTTCTTTGTGATAACAATGGGAGCAACAAAGTCAGACCACTCGTAGAGAGCGGGCTGCATGACGTCCTGCACCGCGAGGGAGACAGGCTCGTAGCCGGTGGCGAGTTGTGTGATGGTCGAGTGGTTGCTGACTGCGAGGGGACGTTGGATCTTGATCCCGCCGTCCTCGTATTCGATGCCACCTAGTTTCTTGCAGAAGTCGAGGAATGGAACGCGCTGGAAGAGCTCATCCACCTCGCCATCGCGAATGCTGAACAGCGTAGAGCTGAGCAGTTCATTTGAGATTGCCATAGTATATTTTCCTTATAGAGACAAGTTGAGGGGCAAGATGCGGAATTGCTCTTGCCGAGGTGTTGTAATCTCGATTGCCGTTGCCGGTCCGGTGTCCACAGATGCGAGACTAGGTGACGTTGCCGTTCTGGTCTGACTGGCGGGAGCACTTGCCCTGTTATTGATAACTATACTGTTCATGTGCAAACGATTCATTTAGTTCCGTTTGTTTTGTGATATTGGTAAGCCGACCATGCATCCTTAAACTTAGGCGGCGCAGCATTGCGAACTGCTGTTCCTGTGGAGGTCTTCTTTAATGTCTCTCTCTGCGCTGCCCGTTGTGTGTCTGCTCCTGCCTTCTGCAGCTGACCGCGAACAATGAAGTAGGCGTCCTCCAGCTTTAATTCAGGACGTTGCATGAGGAGCTGAGCCACTGGCATACGAATCTCATCTGACACGAGGTCAGGATGCTGTGCTTTAAACGTGTCCAAGGCGACCTGACGACGTTGCACATCTAAATCTTGCTGAAGGGGAGTAAGCATCTGTTGCATCATTGCTGCAGCTTGCTTGTTAATGCGCTCTTGTAGGCCCTCATCAGACCAGGCATCATGCTCCAGCGGCTTGTCAGCCAGCGCACGGACCTGTTGTGAAAACTCAGAATCAGACATTAGCTTGCGGTCACGTTCTAACTGTGCACGCTCTCCCTCCAGCGCCTTGCGTAGGTCAGAGATCTCTTGTGTTTTCTGCGTGTATGAAGCTCTGAGGTTACCAAGGAGTTTACGTCCGTTCTCAGGTAGGTGTTCAAGGATCTTCTTGTAATCAGGCAGGCCCTTGTGACCGCCTTTCAGCTCAGGATGGTCATCATAGTCTGCGCCGACCAGTTCATCCAGTGATAGATCAAGGCCGTCATCTCCACCATCTGCCGTGTTGTCTGTGCGATTTAATTCACTGCCCCCTATTACACCATTGGTAACAGTGGGAAGTGTCTCCTGCACATTTGCGCCTTGGTTAGACGAATTCTGTGCAGGTGCCCCTGAGGGCGTGGCTGCTGTGATTGACATGTTAGCTCATTCTCTCCATCATTAGTTTATCCATGTCGTCAGAGCCCATCTCCTCGGACATCTCTTCTTCTTCTTCAGCTTCAGGGGCAGACTCGCTCGTCTTACGGAGGAGAAAGCGCTTGAACTGAGGGGATTTGGCGGCCATGCCGATGCGACCTGCCAGACCTTGCAATCCCGCGTCGTCAGTGATTATTTTAAGGTCAACGGTTGCGTCTTCTGGCAGGATGCCCTCTTCAACAGCATCGCCGATTGCCTTGCTGAACATGCTTAATAGGCGCATAAATTCAGGTGGCAGTGTAGTCATTGTGCCGCCACCGAAGCGGTCATACTTGTCTGTGATACCGAACAGGGGAAGCAGACGGTTGGTGGCTTCCACGAGTGAATTGGCTGCCTTACCGCTAAACTTACCTTTCGGTGCAGAAGCAGAATACATCTCATCCTCGGATGCCTCAACTTCTCCCTGGCGTGTCATTGCCTCTGCTCTCAGTTTTTCTAGATCTGTCTTCTGGTCTGGTGTCATATTAGGTTCCTGTGCCGGCATCGTGCTCGGCTGCTTGCTTCAACATCTCGTGGGCAGGGAATGTTTCCGTAACAGCACGGACCTTATCCCCATCAAAACGCTTTAGGTTGTCACGATAAGTGGTGGACATCGAGTCCAAGTTGTCACGATCATTCTTCGCCTTCGTCATGTAATCATTATAGAAGTTTTCACCACCAAGATCCTTTTCATTGACATAACCGCGAGACTTCATGATGGTCTCTTCTTCACGTGCATTGGACACACGTTGTCCAGCTGAATAGGAGTAGAAGCCGTTATTGGATAATCCACTGTTCCAGCCGGCATTCCACAATGTGGCGGTCTTGGCAGGTGCACTGATCAGTTTTCTCTTAGGCACATCACATCGGCTGCAGATGACCTCGACCGCTTGAGCAGTTTGCCATGACATGAAGTGGTCAGAAGTGCCGTTGCAACTGTCACACTTATATTCGTAAATCGGCATCACGCACCTCCAATAACTGCTGAGGTTGTCGCTTCAGGGACCGGTGATGCGGACAGCGCTTCAGGAACTGCTGATGCTGCCGACGGTGGTGGCGCCGCTTCGTTGAATGTGGGAGGAAGGTCAAACAGGCGGATCACCTCTTCACGCACTTTATCAGGTGTGACACCAAGACCACCGAGGACGGGGATGAGTTGAATGAGTTGCTGCTTCTTAAGGACATCGGACATTGGTGTTCCACCGCCGTCTGTGGCATAGAATGTCCAGTCAGCATCGAGTCGAGCCACTGTCACTGCTTTTGCACCTTCTTCAGTGCGAACTACAACAGATTCTCCGTCTTCGATTAGAGGAATCAGCATGCGGATGTAGAGACCGATTGCCGCCTCTAGTGTGCCATCACGATCACGAGCCATCTTGCCCAGTTCGGATGCTGTGTATTGCATGAGTGCTGTCACCTCGGTCGCTGTTGCTCGAGATGCCTCACCACGTGTAAATCCTGCGGTGAGTGAGCCCTTGCTCAGATCGGATTCAATGTAGTTCAAATATTCGGCGTGGTTGGAGCTGATGGGAACAACAGGTACGACGTCAATAAGACCACTAAGTGTATCGTTGTCTGTTGGTATCATCGCGCCATCCACGCCAGACGTGATCTTGGCCAGTGCTTCATCGTCAAATGAGCCTTCTTTGTAAATATACTGGCGACTATCACGTCTAACTGCGTTGGCCCAGAATGTCCTGAGAATGTTCTTCTCAAAACACTGGTCATAAATGCGAGACATTGCTGAGTATCCTTCCATTGGACGGTCAGGACGTCTGCTAAAATAGAGTGGGACAAGATTGCTGAGGGGACGACCATCATATGTCATAACAGGAATGCTGTCCTTGCTGAGGAGTTCTTCTCCTCCTTTATATGCTGATGACCAGAAGAGGAGTTCCTTGTTGATGAAGTCGTACATCTCCACGATCTCGATGTAGAGATATTCGTTAGGCATGTCAGGCGTATCGCCGTATGTGCGATAACTGCGGTCAGTGTTGCGCTCAGAGTCGGTGAAGTAATCCTTCTGTGCGACACCTTGCCACTTCTTGTTGCCGAACTTGTCGTTGGCCTCGTCGACTGGGATGTAATAGATGTGACCGATGAATCGACTGTCCTCATAGGCTGCAGCATCACGGTCCAGTATCACCTGCCATGGTGGAACTGCGCGCATGGCGACCTTGCCCAACAGCGTGTTGGATTCTCGTGGTGCCATCTTAAGAAAGGAGTGTGTGTAAATCAGTGACATACGAGCAGCTGCTTCAATTTGTGCTCGGCAATTCTTCAACCAGTTGTTGGCTACTGCCTTTGTCACGACTAAGTCACCATTACCTTGAATGTCCGGTTGGACTTCCATGCTGGGATACTTGGTGAACAGGCTTCCCATCATTGACTCGATACCGGCATAGGCATCAGCTGTCTCTACTCTGATGCTACTGTCAGCATCATTGGAGTCAAGGTCTGAGTAGAATTGCGTCATGTAGGAATTGCGATAACGACGCATCGCTGGACGCTGCTGGTCCCAAAACGTGGTGTGTTGCAGCACTGCAGCTCTGATGAACTGAATCCTGTCTTTTTCTGTTCTAGCCATGTTGTATATCTATCCTTGTCGTTTGTATTTAATACTAATATCTTCTAAATTCTTTTTGTGCGCCCTTATTGCGAGCTTGATTGACCTTCCGTTGGATGATCCATTCGGGCAAAAAAGGCCTATCAGGCACGCGAACTGTCTTGATACATTGTAACGCCAAGGCCAATCCGATAACTGTATCACCGTGATGGACACCACCGACGGGACAGAAGGGCCGACCGCGTTCATCGACCTTGAATGTGCGTAGTTCTCCCAGTGTCCAGCTATCGAGCATCGTGATACTATTTGTTGATAACTTATCTTTCAGTTCCTCTAACATCTTCGGTTTTGTTGACGCGTTGGTAATCCAGTCCTTGCCGTCCTCGTCCTTCCACAGTGGAATCCCCATGTGTTTGAGCTCAGTGACAATCACACCGCCCCAGGTGCCGTTGGATTCGACAAGGACCTTAGCGCCCTTCCAGTGAGACGAACGATCTGCAACTACGGATGCCCATTCAGTCGGCGTGTGCTGATTTGACCGCTGAATCTCGACCACCTGACCGGATGAAGCACTGACCACAACGCATGTGCTGTAGTCACCACCTGTTCCGGCACCGCAGTCAACACCAATGCCGTATCGGTCGTTGTGATCGAGACGGGCCAGGACACCGCCCTCTGTCTCCAACTTTACTGCCTGGATATCTTTAAGCATCAGAGCAGGTATCCAAGCACCGTCAGTCTGAGCATAGGCATCATCGACTGAGAGAGGATACTCACGTCGGAACTTTGTCTGTCCCAGTTTGCCCATCATCTTGGACATCCAGTATTGTTGTCCCTCTGTCAGGTCCAGGTCTCTATCAGCCTCGAAGTCATCAGGTGGCTCTTCGGTGTATTCAACGTGTGCTGTCCACGGAAAGAATAAGAAGTTCCAGTCGACCTGTTGTGCATCCCATAACTCGATCTCTCGGTGAAGGGGATCACCAAAGAAATTAGCGGTTGATTCGATACAGAGCTGACCGCCATTTAGTGCCGCGATTGCCGTTGCTTTCAACTCTTCGGCGTGTGGTGTGAATGCAAACTCCGAGATATGCAATCCTGTGGCC